CAAAGGCACGGCTCAAAGGCTTAGCTCCCCCTCCCTCTCCACCCCTCTTTCTAGCCCATTATAGCCCTTAAGCAGTTTTATCGCCTAAAAGATGCCCTCTAATTGCCCCGTACAGAGGCGATAGCATATTAAATGAGTATATACACGTTATATAATACGTATATTATACGTATCTAATGGGTGTTATCACCATTATACTCATTAAACTATATAATGTTTCATAGGTGTTTCACAGGTAAGGTAACGGGGGGAGGGCAGAGGCAGTGGCGGACTGGCGATATATATGTTAGGTAGGTCACAGTAAGTTAGTAATTTCTAGCGTGTCTCACAGTAGGAGGGTAATTTTGAGTTAATAGATGTCTTCTCTATACCATATCTCCCTATAAGAAAATAACATTGGGCGGGGGTTTGTTGTAAACCCTTATGGTTATTGGGTTGCCGAGGGAATATATTAAAACTTGTTTCTTTTATATGACAATAGTGTCTTATATGTAAAACATCAACCGTAGGTACCCATTCTTGGGTACTTGCAGTATATTAACTGGAGATTAGGGTTAACCTTACTTGTAGCTAAAATTTAGAGGAGGGGCTTTTCTAGTTGTATTACAAACTAAACCATTGTATTCTGTCAATGAACCTTAAAACTCGTTGAAAACTCATCTCCTTATTAAGCCACATCCAGTATGGGTTTACAAGGAATGTTGAAATATTGTTATAAAATGTTGTAACAAATATGCAATATAAACGTCTTAATAAGTGTAAAGGCGAAATAGACTTTATCTCCTACTGGACAAGGTTACTTACAAGTAAGGGAGTCCAGCCTGATGGAAACTTCAAAACTCAAGGAAACACAAGTATATTATATAGTATAGTATATTTATGTTTCCTTAGATTTTAAGAACACAGCAGGGGAGGGACACCGAGAGTACAATACAATAAGAGTATTACAGGCGGAGCGTAAAAACTTTGCAGAGTTGGTGCTATAAACAACCGTGAAACATTGTGAAACATTATGAAGAAGCTCTTTATTGTCCGTAAGTATATTAAAGCCAAATCTGCAGAGGAGGCCATTAAATTGGATAAAACTACCCCTGTTGAGGATTGTTTCTTAGATGAGGAGTATAGGCTTAGGGTATTAGATAAAGAGGTTAATAATATTGGTTTTATTAGAAAATGAGTAAAAAGACAATAGAGAAGAAACTTAATAAGGTCAGTAAGGTAAATAAGTTTCCTAAAATGAAAAGGACGCTTGAAATAATGGCTGAAAAAGCAGAGGCTGGTAAAAAGATTGATATTGAGAAGTCTATGTTAGAGGGAGGTTATTCTGTTAGTTCTGCTCACGATTGTTCTATAACTAAGACTGATGTTTTTCAAGAGATGGCTAAAGAGTATTTGCCTGATGATTTCTTATTGGGCGGGTTAAGAGAGTTGGCAGAGCCGACAAACGATGATAAGAATACAAGATTGGCCTCGCTTAAAGAGGGATTTAGATTAAGAGATAAATACCCAGCTAGTAGATTGCAACTTGATGCGTTTAAGGGTGCTACTATGGGGATAGTTGAAGATGACTAAAGAAGATGACTAAAATAAATGACAAAGTACTACAGAACAAATTAAGATGGTACCCACACATAGGGCAGAAAGGTATACTAAAGTGTTTTATAGAGGGGTGTAGAGAGATGTGTCTGGCGTGTGGGAGGAGGACTGGAAAAGCATTAGCAATCGATACTCCTATTTTGACTGTTGATGGATGGAAAATAATGAGAGATTTGGAAGTTGGGGATAAGGTTTTTGGAATAGATGGAAAACCAACTAAGATTTTGGCTACAACAGAAATAATGGAGGGTCATAAGTGTTATAAAATAACTTTTAGTGATGGTTATGAAATTATCGCAGACGAAGACCATCAATGGTTTATTGAAGATAAAAGTTTTAGAAAGAATTTTGCAAGGACAAAAAATACCAGTTGCAAAAAAAAAGTAAAAACCACAGGAGAACTTTCAAAAGATTTTAAAATAACAAGAAAAGATGGAAAGTTTGAGAATAATTATTCTATTCCTAATTGTTCTCCATTAGAATATAGTAATAAGGGACTACCAATAGACCCATATGTTTTTGGGGCTTGGTTAGGAGATGGAACATCTAATTCTGGTAATTTGACTACTGACGATTTGGAGATGATAGATATTTTTGACGAGAAGGGTTATTATCTAAAAAAATTGAAAGCAAAATATTGTTATTCTATTGTTGACAAAAAAATACACATAAGAAAAAGATACCCTAGAAAAGAATTTACAAGAAGTATCCTTATAGAATTAGACAAACTAGGTACGAGGAGTAATAAACATATCCCAGAAATTTATAAAACATCTTCTGTCAAACAAAGATTAGAATTATTAAGAGGATTGATGGATACAGATGGATATTGTAATATTGGCGGAAATTGTGAATATTGCGGAGTAAATAAAAAGTTGGTTGACGACGTATATGATTTGATAATTAGTCTTGGAATAAAAGCAACACTATTAGATTTAGATTGTAGACTATACGGAAGATATATTGGAAGAAAATATAGGATATTATTTTCTACAGAACTTCCTGTTTTCAAATTAAAAAGAAAATCAGATAGGTTACCCACTTCTGGAAGAAAAAATGATATTAAAAGAAGGTTTATAGAGAAGATAGAAGAAGTAGATAGTGTTCCAGTAAAATGTATCCAAGTAGAAAAAGAGGATGGGTTGTATTTAGCAGGAAGAAATTTAATACCTACTCATAATTCCTGTGTAGCTGCTTATATTGCATTAAGGTCGGCTCTCAAGCCGAATCAACGCATTTGGATAGTATCGGGAAGTTACGAGTTGACACAAAGGGTTTTCAATCAATTAATAACCTTTGTAGCAATACTTTTTAAAAACAATAAAGCGTATAAGATAAAGATGAAACCCAGTCCTAGGCTGGAATTCTCCAACGGTTCCTTTATACAGTGTAAGTCCGCTACAGAGCCTGAATCTTTGTTGGGAGAGGCTCTGGACTTAATTATTATAGATGAAACGCAGACTTTACCGCCCTTGATATACGAGAGATACCTATATCCGACAACTACCACGACCAAGGGACAAATTATATTTTTAGGGAGTCCAAGAGGAAAAAATTGGTTTTATAGGAAGTATTTAGAATGTAAGGGTAACAATGCTGGGTTTAACTTTCCTAGTAATGTAAACCCGATGGTTACTGCCGAGGAGTGGCAACGAGCGATGAAGATGTTGCCTGAAGCTATTTTCAATCAAGAGTATAGAGGTTTATTCTTAGATGACGCGGCGAGCGTGTTTAGGGGGGTTACTAAAATAGTGAACGAGGATTGTTTAGAGGAACCCAAAGAGACACATACTTATTTAATAGGAGTAGATTTGGGAAAGTTTAATGATTTTACTGTTATAACCGTTCTTGATAGACAGACCCATAAGGTTGTTTATTGGGATAGGTTCAACCAGATTAACTGGCCGTTTCAGAAGGAGAGAATTAAACTTGTAGCGAACAAGTATAGAAGTAATGGTGCGGTTAGTAAGATTATACTTGACTCTACAGGATTAGGTTCACCAATAGGCGATGACCTTAAACACGATGGAATGTATGTTGAGGAGTTTAAGTTTACAGGCGGAAGGAGTTCAACTAAAGAACAGATGATTGAAAAGCTTTCGCTTTTCATTGAACAACAAGCGGTGTTTATACCTAATGAGATGGTGTTGATAGATGAGCTCGAATCCTATGGGTGTGAGATAACAGATGGTGGGTATAAGAAGTATTCTGCTCCGGCAGGAAGTCACGACGATGGGGTTTGTTCGTTAGCATTAGCAGTCTGGGGGTTATACTCAACTGATAAAGAGTATGAGATACCAAAGGTTATAAAAGAGGATAAAGGGCCGTTGGCACTTAGAATAAATAATTATAGAAAAATGGTTAAATGACAAGTCTATTAGGACAAATACAATTAGAGTTGGAAGAGTTCAAACGGAAAATTACTATTTGCGAGAATTGGGAGTGGAGTCAAAAAGAAACGTTAGAACAGTGTATTCTTTATTTCAACTCTCAATTTGTAGATGGCGATACTGATGAGTTGAACTTTAAAAGGTATTTTTATAATATAAATACCTCTATTTGTGGAGCGACTACTAAAGCGATTGATATTGATACTAAGGACTTCTTATTTCTTACTAGACCAGGAGGAGAACCATTAAAGGTTTGGTTCTATGAGCGGGACTTTAAGTATTGGATGAATAAACAGAAGTTCGGAGAAATACTTAATAGGACTTGCAGAGAGTTGCCTAAGTACGGAAGCGTAGTTTTAAAAATAGTAAATAAAGTTCCAATCTTTATAGACTTAAGAAACTTCGTAGTTGAACAAAATGCCGACAGTCTTGATACCAGTAATTACATTATAGAACAAAACTTCTATACCCGTCAAGAATTTAAAAGGATTGCCAAAGAGAAAAAATGGGACGAAGAGGCTGTTAAGAAATTAGTAGAATTATATAAAACCTCTAAGAAACAATATGTAAGAGTATTTGAGAGGTATGGAGAAGTGGAGAATGAACAAGGAGATACTGATTATAAAATGGTTTTAGTCGGAGATGTACCTGATGATATTAAAACAGACCCAGAAGAAAGGTTTCAAATACATTCTGATTATATTTTAGGAGAGAAACTTGTTAGTTCACACCCGTACTTTGAATTTCATATTAACAAAATACCTGGTCGTTGGCTTGGTGTTGGTGCGATAGAACAAACCTTTGACAATCAGATTAGATTGAATGAGGTTACCAACCAACAAGTTCGCAGTTCACATTGGTCAACTTTAAGACTATGGCAGACTAAAGACCCTGGTGCTTCTAGAAACTTACTTACGAGCGGAGTTGATGATGGACAGATATTAAAGGTTAATGACGATATTAAACAAGTGGATATGGCTGATAGGAATTACTCCTATTATGAACAAGAAAGACAGAAATGGGAGGGTAATGCCAAGGAGTTGACATTTACTTACGATATTATGAGGGGTGAACGGACTCCTGCTGGAACTCCGTTAGGTTCCGCCCAACTCTCTGCTAATATGGCGATGTCGTTCTTTGACCAAATGAGGGAGGACTTAGGTCTTGCTCTTAAAAGATTTATGTTTGATTTCGTTGTTCCTGAATTTAAAAGGACAATAAACAAAGAACACTTTGTAAGAATAGCGGGAAAGGATTTAGAGAAACTGAATGAGTTGATTAAGAATACCTCAATGCACAATAAGTTCTTTGAGCACATATTAAGAACTGGAAATTTACCAGATCCCAAGTTACTTAAACTTTTAGAAACAGTAGAAACCGAAAGAATAAACTCGCAGAGAGAGAAGTCAATGTTTGTTCCTAAAGGAATGTACGACAATGTAGAATTTGATATGGAGATTGAGGTTACTGGAGAGGCAAGAGATGCTCGTGTTCTCGCCGCTAACTTACTTGGTGCTTTACAGGCTATTTCTACAAACCCGAACATTCTTAAAGACCCGACACAGAAGAAGATATTTGCTAGATACCTTGAAGCTGGTGGAATAAGAATAGATGACTTTGATGCTCCTATAAGTCAACCTGACATACAACCAGAAATGAAGTCTGGTGGGGGCGGAGTAAGTAGACCTAATCCAGTTGGCGGTCAACAGATGACTAATGTAACACAACAACTGTAATGGACAAAAAACAAAGAGAACAATTCTTAAATGAGTTTAGAAAAACCCCTGACTGTATGCACATAAGAGAAGAACTGGCCTCTTATATGCAAGAAGTAGAAAGTGTCTTGTCTATATCAGATGATATTCTCAAAGGAGATGAGTATAGATTAGCAACTGAAACAATCGGTAAAAGAATAGCCAGCGAGTATCTTAATAAACTTTTGTTGAGATTGATGCCTGACGAGGTTTCAATTCCAACTAAGCGTATAATTCGTTAATTTGGGAAAGACAACCCTCCAAACTCTCGTTTATTTGCGACTGACAATTAAACAGTCAAATCTCTATGGAAACACAAGAGACAAATGAGGAAACCATTGAAACCAAAGAAACAGAAACACAGGAAACAGAAACAAAAGAGTATTCTGATAATGAGAAACAACTTTATGCAAGGGCAAAAAATGCAGAAAAGGAGTTAAAGGAGTTGAAACTCAAACTCAAAGAGGGAGAGAAAAAACCCGAACCTCCTGTAAGGCAAGAACCTCCTAAAGAGGAGAAACTTGATGCAATTAAAATCGCCAAGCTCGCAAACTCGCTTAAGGAGTATGACGATGATGAACTTGGATATATTGAGTTAATGTCCAAGGCTAAAGGTTGTACATTAGAAGATACAGTGAAAGACGAAGATGTGAAACTTTACATCTCCGCAAAGAGGGATAAAAAACAAAAAGATAATATGGCCACGACCCCTAACGGAAAACAACCTGGATATTCTAAGGAAGACCCGTTTGTTAAAAAGTTCTCACAGAACTTACCCAAGGGATTTGACTATACTAAATAATTATGGCAAAAGATTTTGAATTAGCCAAGGTAAATCAAGGTGGTCTCGAAACCATTATTGCTACCAAGGAAAGTGCTACTGTAATTGAAGCTGGAGACTTAGTTGCTCTTTCTTCTAATTATATTATTAAAGCGACAGCCGCTTCGTCAAAGATTGCTTATTGTCCGAATGGTGCTGCCGCCGGAACTACTGATGTTGAGGTTACGGTTGGAAACAACTTCACCCTTAGAGGAACAGGACAACAGGTTTTCTCTGCAGATTACAAGGGAGATACTTGCGATATGGTTGTGAGTGGTTCTAAACAATATATTGATGACGATACTTCGTCTACCAATGTATTTCAAATCAGTATTGATAAAAACGCTGGAGTGGTCGGTTCGGCGGACAATATTGAGTGCAGGATTATTTTACCCTTATTCTAGAAAAATATAAAGGGTAATTAAACTAAATAAAAACAAAAAAATATGGCTACAGTTGTTGCGGATTACGCAAATTTAGCAATTAAAGGTTTAAAAGAACCGTTTAAACTGGCTCTTGAAAAAAACCTTGAACAATATAGAAACCAACCGTTTGTGAAATTTTATAACACTAACGAATGGTCTGAGATTTTCTCAAGCACAGAAGGAATTTCTGGTGTGAGAGAATTGGCTGATGAGGAAACTCCTGATGTGGTTTCTTTGGATGAGGGTTACAATATGACGATAACCCCAGTCAGAAAAGGTGTCGGTATGGTTATTACCCAGACCACGATGGTTCGTGCTGGAGACGATACTACCAAAATTGATACTTATTTGATGGAACAGAGAAACCAACTTTTAAAAAGTGTTTCCAATGATGTTTTGGTTGATGCTTTTTATGCTTATAACAATGCTTTCAATTCAAGTGCTACTACATTAGCTCCCGATGGAGCTGAATTGTGCGGAACACACACCTATAATGGTGGTGGTACTTTCGCCAATAAAACAACTGCTCAGTTTAGCGAAACAGCTTGGGATGCAGTTGAATTATATGCTGGTAGATTTACTGACCCGACCGATACTACAAAACCGATGCCTCTTAACTTTACAGCTATTTTAGTAAAAAAAGGTTCGGCTGTTGCGAAATTAGCTAAACAACTTTTTGCAACTGGAGTTACTCCTACTGCTTGGGGTGATGTTAATGTTTATGCTGGTTCGGTTAAAGTCGTTGAAACTCCGTATATTTCTTATACTAATAGAAAATATTGGTTTGCGATAGATGAATCTATTGAGACTCCTGTCGTCTTAGGTATGGTTAAAACACCGACCTTTGAAGACCCGATTACTCTTGAGAATCAATCCATTAGAACTAATGTTATTGGTTATTGGAAGAAAGGTATTGTAAAAATGCCTATCGGAGTCTACGGTGGAGACGGAACGGTCTAGATTTAATGTGTATTAGGGGGGATAATCTCCCCCCTAAAATAATCATACTGTCGAGGCGAAACTCCTCGACCCCTAATGGGGTAACGAAATAATAAAATTATGGCTCGAAAAAGCGAATTTATAAGTACCGGAAATGGTTATTGGGTACAATCTGCCACTGGTGCATTGACACAAGTTATTACTCAAGATGGAACAGTAACTGGTGTTACTGGTACTGGTGTAGCAACTTGGGATTCATTATATGACCTTGATAGTGGGATTGTAATTGATTCTGACACATTAACTTTTGCTGGTACTCACGAGACAAACGATGTTGTTACTTTTACCAATGCTACTGGAACTGGAGATGTAATCCAGATTACTAATAGCGGAACTGGTAACGATATTCAAGGGACTGGTAATACTTGGAAGGTTTCAAAAATAGGAACTGGTACATTTGTTATCTTAACAACTCCTGCAATTACTGCGGCTGGCAACTTAGCTATCAATGCTACTGGAGCTGGAACTATTGGTATAGCTTCTACTTCTACTGGTGCTGTTACTGTTGGTTCTACTTTAGTTGTTACTGGTGCTGGTGGTTCTGCTGTTGGTACATTTACAAATGGAGATTTGGTTGTTAGTGATGGTTCGTTAACGATGACAGATTCGGACAATGCTTCGTCTGTTGCTTTAACAAATAACACCATTACTACCGCTGATTTAATTGCTGTCACTTCCACTAGTTTGACTACTGGAAACGGATTGTTGATGACCGCCAATGGTCTTACTTCTGGCAATATGTTGTCATTAGTAACGACTGCTTCTGGTCTTACTTCTGGAACCTTTATTAATTGTAATGATGGTTCTGCAAGATTTGCTGTTAAGGCTGATGGTGCGACCACTATTTCAACTGGAGTAAATTCTACTGTTGCACTTACGGTAACTGGTATTCAAACTTCAGATAGTGCGGTTAAGTTCACGACAAGCGGAGTAACTGCTGACGATAAAGCAATTTTGCTTATCAATTCTAGCGGAAATTCTGCCTCTGGCTCTAACCAAATTAGAATTGCTCCGTCTGGAACCCCAGTAGAAGGTTCTATCGGTATAGAGTTTGTTGGTGCTTCCAAATTAATGCAAGCGATGAATATTGATGGAGATTCTGTCGCAAATTCTGTTGTTGCTATTAATGGTGGAGGTGCATTGACTGATGGATTAGCTGTCTTGGCTTTGACCAATGATGGAAATTTAGCTACTGGCGGGAATGTTTTGAATATCACAATGGGTGGTACTCCTCACGCCAACGCTATTGCGGCTGAAATAGTTGCCGCTAAAGATGCTCAAGCCCTTGTAGTAACTTCCAGTGCGGCCACAAACCACGCTGTTGATATTACTTGTGCTGGTGCTATTGCAAATGATAAAGCGGCTTTAAGTATTATTGCTTCTGGTACTCCTGCGAATACTGGTTCTAATGTTTTAAGGGTTGCCTTTACGGGAACTGCTACAAACAAACCGATTATTGCTGAATTGGTTGGAACTGGAAAAGATGTTGGCGGATTGTATAGTGTTACTGATAACACCACAACCCACGCCGTATCTATTGCTGGTGCTGGTGCATTAGCTACTGGCGGTGCGATGTTGAAAGTTACCAACACAGGTACTCCTGCGGCCAATACTGATACGGTTGCCAATATCACCTTTGGTGGAACTGCGACTAATAATCCTATTGTTTTGAAAGTGGATAATGGAACTGCTAATGCACTTCCTTTATATGTCAACAGTAATGTTGCTTCTGCTACAAGACAGTCTGCGGTTATCGTTCAGGATTCTACAACTGGTGCTATTGAACCTTTGTTGTTGCAACAGGATGATACAGACCAAGCCATTATGAAGTTTGCTGTTGCGACTCCTGGAGCTGGAACAACCGTAACTACTGATGACAAGTCTGCTGGTACTGCTGTTTATATAAAGGTAATGATTAATGATGTCGCTTACTGGATTAAAGCTAATCCTGGAGCATAGTATTGTTTCGGTCTTTTAATAGCGTAAGTCGGAGTTGGTTGGTTATCTCAACCAACTCCGAGCCGAAGCATATAATTAAGATAACTAATTGAATTATGAATTTACAAGAAAAAGTTTTAGATGATACTGGAAAAGTTGCTGAACAAAAATATAAAAAAGTTGTTGTAGATAAAGATGGAAAAGAGGTTGAAAAATTATTTTCTCAACCCATTACATTGGGAAGGGTTATTAAAGATTGTATGATGTTGCAAATAGAAGGAGAAATTACTGATGAGGAAGTTCTTATTAGAGGAGTGATATACGATAAGGTTGATAACGATGAAGAATTTTCAGGAAAAGAAATAGACTTTATAAAGGGTCTTATAAGTAAAAGATATACACCTTTATTCAGATGGCAACTGTTAAGGTTTTTGAAATAATATGCCAAGTAAATTTTTAAGAGAAGGTCGGTGGTTGACGCCAGACCAACTCCGTAAATACAATGCCGAAAAAAATAGAAAACAAATTGAAGAAGATGGCAAACAAGAAAGGGTTGAAGGGAAAGAGAAAGTTAGCGTATGTGTGGGGAACAATGGCAAAAATAAAAAAGAGAAAAAAGATAAAAAAGTAGTTGAGGTCGAGATGGGAAAAGGAAACGAAATAGACGAAATATTTATAGAAGAAGAAACTGATGCGGAAACTCCGACCCTAGAAGAAATAAAAAGTAAACCTAAAAAATAATAAAATGTTTCAACATAATTTATTCGATAGAACAGAAGAAGTTGTTATAAGTTCAACAGACCATACTCTTGCCAGACCCAGTTATATTTGGGTTGGGACTGGTGGGGCTTCTTCTGTTTTAAAAGTAACCACATTAGGAGGAGATAGTGCGACTTTTACTGGTTGTTTAAGCGGAACTGTAATACCAGTTCTAGTAACAAAAGTTATAAAAGTGGGCACAGATACTTCAAATATGGTTGCTCTTTCGTGAAAACGAGTAGTAACTCATTTTGGCTTTTAAAACCTCTCTATGGGGCAATTAGAGGCCTTTAAAACGATTCTAATAGTATGCAGTTCAACCCGACAGAAAAATCTATATCACTATATGCCGATTGCCTCGGTACTCTTGGAATATCTGAAAGTGATACAACGACCTACCCTATTGTCACTTTTACCCGTAATGCCAACAAGTGGCTTGGAACGGCTAACCAATGGATATGGGATGCTAGTGGAGAGTGGGAGTATGATGACTCAAATTATACAGACTTCGCAATAGCGGTTGGTACTTTAGTTGCGGGTCAAAACGATTACTCATTACCATCTACTTGTCAAAAGGTTGATGGTATTTCCGTTAAAGATAGTGATGGGGATTGGGTCAAACTTACACCTAAAAGCAAAGAGGAATTTGATGCAGACCCTGCAGAGTATAATTCTACCAATGGATTACCTCAATATTATGACTTGGTTGGTAATTCATATTTTTTATATCCTGCTCCGAGTGCAACCGAATGTACTTTGGCAAGCGGTTTAAAAGTTTTTTTCTCAAGAGATTTAGATAAATTTACAATTACCGATACAACTCAAGAGCCTGGATTCGTTTCTGACTTCCACGAAATTATATCAAAAGGTGCGGCAATAGAGTGGGCAACTGCTCATATGCCAGAAAGAGTGGCGAGTCTATACCAAGTTATTTCAAGAATTAAAAGTGATATGCAGAACTTCTATGGTTCTCGTTCACGTGAAACAAAGACTAAATTTACTCCTAAAGTAAGGAATGTTAAATGACAACTTATACTCTACAAACTAAAAACTCCACAAACTATACGAAGCAAACTAAACACTCGACAGACTATAGTAACGCAGTGGGTTTTTTAGAGAAAGAGGATGGGTTTTATTTATTACTTGAAAACGGCGGGAAAATTATACTAGACCAATCTTGGGGAGCAAGACACCATACTAATTATACTTTAAGCACAAAACACTAATGGCAAACTTAGATGAGAAAATATCAGAGTTAGAAGCACTTGTAACTGTTGATGATAACGACCTTGTAGTTTGTGTCGATATTTCAGACACAACAATGTCTGTTAATGGTACTACTAAAAAGGCTTTTAAATCTGCGTTAAAAGGAGACACTGGTGCTTGTGGAGTCTCTGGGGTATCTGGCGTAAGCGGTGTTTCAGGAGTCGCAGGAGCCTGTGGTGTTAGCGGTGTATCTGGTATCAGTGGTGTTAGTGGAGTAACAGGGACAACTGGAGCTTGTGGAATTTCAGGAGTCTCTGGCGTTAGTGGTGTGAAAGGTGACACTGGTGAAACTGGTGCTTGCGGAGTAAGCGGAGTAGCTGGAGCTTGCGGTGTATCAGGCGTAAGCGGAGTCAAGGGTGACACAGGAGATACAGGCGGGGCGTGCGGTGTGAGTGGAGTCTCTGGAGTCAGCGGTGTTTCTGGGGTAGAAGGTGCGTGTGGTATTTCTGGTGTTAGCGGAATATCAGGCGTTTCAGGAACAACTGGGGCTTGCGGTGTATCGGGAGTTAGTGGAATATCTGGCATTAAGGGAGATACAGGAAATACTGGGGCCTGCGGTGTGAGTGGCGTTTCTGGTGTGAGTGGAGTTAAGGGAGATACGGGTGCGTGTGGTATCAGCGGCGTAAGTGGTATAAGCGGGGCTGATTCAACAGTAGTCGGTCCATCGGGTGCTTGTGGCGTCAGCGGAGTTTCAGGTGTGAGTGGAGTTAGCGGAACCACAGGAGCTTGTGGGGTTAGCGGTGTTTCAGGAGTTGCTTCTGAAGTGGAAGGACCTGCAGGGGCCTGTGGGGTATCGGGAGTAAGTGGTGTATCAGGCGTTTCAGGAGCTGATGGAGCTTGTGGTGTAAGTGGAATATCGGGTGTAGCTGGAGCTTGTGGAGTATCAGGGGTAAGTGGTGTCGCTGGTGCTTGTGGGGTGTCAGGAACGACTGGAGAAGCAGGAGCCTGCGGTGTTTCTGGAGTTTCAGGAGTATCGGGAGTAAGTGGAGCAGACTCTGAAGTAGCAGGCCCAGCAGGAGCTTGTGGAGTTAGTGGGGTCAGTGGTGTGGCAGGGACAAATGGCACAAACGGAGCCTGTGGTATTTCCGGGGTTTCTGGCGTATCTGGTACGGCAGGAGTAGGTGGAGCCTGTGGAGTAAGTGGGGTGAGCGGAGTCTCTGGTGTCGCTGGAATCGCTGGAGCGTGTGGAGTGTCTGGTATCTCTGGCATATCAGGAGTCAAAGGAGCTACTGGTGCCTGCGGTGTAAGTGGAGTAGCTGGAGTCGCAGGAGCCTGTGGCGTGTCTGGAGTATCTGGGGTTAGTGGAGTAGCTGGTGCTAACGGAGCTTGTGGAATAAGTGGTACTGCTGGAGTTGGGGGAGCTTGTGGTGTAAGCGGAACTACAGGTGCTTGTGGCGTTTCTGGTGTTAGCGGTGTTTCAGGAGTTTCTGGTGTCTCGGGGGTGTCAGGTGTCCCGATTGCTAATCCTCTTGATTCTTTAATTAACTTAGGAGAAGGTGCAGACCCAGCAACGATTGGTTTAGCTTTAGATGAAGCGATGTCTGCTGATGAAAGATACTCGGGAATTGTGATAGCAGGAACAGCAGGTGCAACCATTGCCTTTGGTGACCTTTGTTACTTAGATGTAACTGCAGCTGAATGGCTACTTGCAGATGCAGATGCTGCTGCTACTGCTGGACCTGTTCCTTTAGGGATTTGCGTAGACGCTTCAACAAACGCTAACGCAACCTCAATGCTTCTGCTTGGAACTGTTCGTTCTGCGGCATTTCCAGCATCTATTGCTTTAGGTGCGGTTCTATATGTGGGCGAAACCGCTGGAGACGTTCAAGCAACAATACCAACTGGTGCGGATAATGTGATCCGGGTTGTTGGGTGGGCTGTTTCTGCAGAACCGAACACCATATATTTTAACCCAAGCCCCGAGTGGCAAATTACCGTAGCATAATGGCACAAACGGACCAATCAAAACTTCCAAAAGAGATAAAGGACAAATATCAGATAGCTGATAATACTTTTAGTTTTAAACCAAAAGACAACCCGAAAGATTTAGTTCAAGTTGAATTGGGCGACAGCAAAACCCCTGCCGAGTTCTTACCCCAGCAGAAAATAAAGCGTTGGGACAATGAAGTTAATTGTTCTATTAGACTTGTCCACGATGAAAAAACCCCT